ACTTCAGCATTTGAAAATGGGGAAGACGCTTACCCAAGAACAAGCGACTAAATTATATGGAACTCAAAGATTAGGAGCAATAGTGTATGACCTACGACATAAGGTAGGGTATGATGTTTTGAGAGAAGATTGTGTAGGGAAAAATAGATTTGGAAACTCTACCACGTTTGGTAAGTATTATCTACCTTAATGGAGCGTCCAAACTATTATGCAATAATACCGGCAGAAGTAAGGTACTCGGATTTAAAACCGAGTGCTAAACTTTTGTTTGGTGAGTTAACAGCACTGAGTAATAAATATGGTTATTGTTTTGCGAGTAATAATTATTTTGCAAACTTATACGGTGTTACGAAGAACACAATTAGTTTATGGATAAGTGATTTAAGTAAAGCAGGTTTTATAACTGTTGATGTAAAGCGTGATAATAATAAACAGGTTATAAAAAGAAAGATAGGTATTACGAAAAAAAGTGATAGTCCTATAATGAAAAAAAGTGAAGATAATAATACAATTAATAATAATACAATTAATAATAACAATATATCTTTAAGAGTTGCAAAGTTTGGGACAAGGGTTAGTGAATTAAGTGCAGAGTTACAAATGAGTGTTGAGGAGGCAAATGATTTTTTAGATTATTGGACAGAAAAAAACCCAAAAGGCAAAATGAGATTTGAAAAAGAAAAAGTGTTTGACATTAATTTAAGATTGAAAAGATGGATAAAAAATACAAAGATGTGGAGCAAAAAAACAGCAGCAGGAAAAGAGTATTATTTAAAGACAAAAGCAAGAGTAAAAAGTAACACACAAACAAATATTAACACGTGGAAAGCGGCAAGAGATATGTTAGATGATATAAATACTTAAAACGTTGTTTAAACTACTTTTAAGACGATTTAAACGACTTTAAAAGTAATTAGGTATGTTACCATTAAAAAGAATAGTTAATTAAAACACTAGATTAAAATGAAAGACCAAATTAAAAACATAGAGATTAGCAAGTTGCGTGAAAAATGTGTTGATTTATTGTCACAAACTTATATGGAATTAGGACAACGACCAAACGAAGAAGACGTGGTAAGTTTTGCATTAATTTTAGCAAACGATTTAACAGAAGATTTTGAAAACTTAACGTTTACCGACATACGCAAATCGTTTAGAAATGGAATAAGACATACTGATAAATTTCATTTAACTGTTAAGACATATTATCATTGGATAAAAAGTTGGAGACAAATAATATGGGAGAATGAAAAAACTGATAATGAATATAAAGATAAACGATTAACATACAGAAGTAAAAAAGGAACAGGAATAAAACAAATTAGAAACCAAATTAAAAAATTAAATTATGGAAATAAGTAGCATAGCAATTTTGATTATTATTGCAGTATCGTTAGGAGTAGGAACACTCACCGGAGCAGTTTGGACGTTTTACAAAATGTGTAATGACGGAATTAAAACAAAAAAGGAGTTAGATTTTAAAACTAAGTTGTTACAAAAAATTAAAAAAGAACACAAAGAGAACTATTATTTTAATGAGCATAATATGGTGGAGTTTGCAAAGTTTAACACAAAACATCACAAAGGAAGAAAAACAGTTTATGACAAATTGAATTTATATAAATTACAAACGTATGGAAAATAAGAAAGAATTGGTATTTGTTTATGGAACTTTGAAGTTTGGGTTTTCAAATAGTGGGTTTCTTTTAGATAGCGAAATTATAGGCAGAGCAGAAACTAAAAGAAGATATTCTTTGTACGAATGGGATTTGCCTTACTTAATAAAAGAACCAAACCACAAAGTAAAAGGAGAGGTGTATAAGATAAACAAACAAACATTATCTTATTTAGATAGTTTAGAGGGACACCCATACTTATATGAAAGGCAAAAAATAAAAGTTACATTAAACGGAAAAAAGAAAGACGTTAATTGTTGGGGTTACTTTTGGCAACCACCCAAAAGAACACATTGGAAACTAACAAACGGAGAATACAAACAAAATAAAAATAATGAATTATGGGATTAAATTATGAGGGTTGGGTAAAAGGAACACACGCAAGTTACGGTGATGACCCTGCCGAATTTAACGGTAATAATACACCGTGCAAATTGTGTGAGAAAGACGCAGAAAATATGGACGAGTATTGTGAAGACCACCAACGCTGCATAATGTGTGGAGATAATAATGATTGTACTTGTAAAGAGGAATGGAATAGTAAAAGTGATTGTTGTGAAGCAAAAATGGACACCAACCAAAAGATGTGTTATAAATGTAAAGACCATTGTAAAAGTGTTTGGGAAGCAACTGTAAAAATGTGTAACAAAATAAAAACAAGTTGCAAAAGTTAAAAAATTTTCATTGTCCATTGAAACAAAAGTTAGATGATTTTCGTAATGGTTACATATCATTAGATAAAATAATGGAATACCTTTATGGAGTTGACAAAGGGTTTAAAAGAAAAGTTGTAAAATTACAAGAAGAATACAGTAAAAAAAAGAAAGAGGAATACAAGAAGTATTTATAATGTATAAAACAATTAAATATGTTTTAAGAAACCACATTAAAAACAACCTAAACACGATATGGCAATGGGACATAGAAGATAATAACTTTATTTGCACGTATAAAAATGTAGATAACGACCTGCCAATTTACACGCCAACACAGTTATTAGACGTTCTAACAGACTTTAAAACAGAAAACAAGTAAACATACTGTAAGAATGTAAAAACTGTTTATATGTAAGATATAAACGTTTAACAGTTAATAAACAATAAAAGAACTTTTGCAGTTCTTTTTTTTTTTATATCTTAGCAAACTGTAATGAGTGAGCAAAATTTACAGGCAGCAGTTATAAAATACATTAAGTTGAAATATCCGTTTGTAAGATATTGCGCAAGTTTGGGTGGAATACGTACAAGTTTCAAACAAGCAATAAAAGCAAAAGCAACAGGGTACGTAAAAGGAATGCCCGACCTACAAATTATGGAAGCACACGGTGGTTTCTTTGGATTATTTTTAGAAATAAAAATGGAAAAACGTTATGCAACTAAAGAACAAAAACAATGGATAACAGATTTAACAGACAGAGGTTATAAAGCATTGATAACAAAAGGGTTAGAAAATACAATTACTGCTATTGACGATTACTTAAAACAAAAGAAAACCAACCAATGTTTATGTTAAGAAAAGTGAGTAAGAAACAAAGTAAAATCAACACGGAATTAAAAAAGGTTTATAAAGAACTACAAGAAGAAAGACCGCAATACTGTACAGGATGTGGACGTTCAGATGTTCCGTTAAGTCATAGTCATTTAGTTCCGAGAAGTTACAATAAGAGTTTAGAAACAAATAAAAATAACATAACTTTCCATTGTCTAAGTATGGGAGAGCGTGTTGGTTGTCACACAATATGGGAAAGTAAACACAGACATAAGTTATTGGACTATATGCAAAACCTAGAAAAGATTTTATTGTTGGATGAGAGTTATTATTTTTTAATATCAGATTTTTAAAATGCAATATATAACAAGAAAAACAACCTTTGATGCAGGACACAGAGTAATGAATGAAAAAATGAAGTGTTTTAACATACACGGTCACACCTATATTTGTGAATTAACTTTTAAGTTTTATGATATGGAAGATATAGGTTATGCAGTAGATTTTAAAGAAATAAAAAGGGTTGGTTGTCAATTTATTGATGATTATTTTGACCACGCTTTTATAGCAAACCCAGAAGATAAAGAAATGATAAAGGTAAATAAAAAGTTAGGTTCAAAGATATGGATAATGGGTTTAAACGGAAATGGTTATTGTAACCCAACAGCAGAAAATATATCAAAGGAATTGTTTTTAAGTTTACATATCTTGTTTTTAGGTTATCCATTATTAGAAATACATAAATTAAGATTGTGGGAAACACCTAATTGTTCGGTGGAGTGTTACAACACAAGTTTTAAAGATTTTGAAGAAGTGAATTTTTTAGGAGAGCACTTTGATTTTATAAATAATTATGCAACTAAAAAAGGAATAATAAATTATGACGACAGAAAAGACAATAAAAGTTAGCGAGTATTTTTACTCAATACAAGGAGAGGGAATAACAATGGGAGTGCCTAGTGTTTTTATAAGGTTAGCAGGTTGTAATTTATTATGTGAGGGAAAGGATTGGGTTTGTGACACAATACCTGTTTGGAGAAAAGGGGAAAGCAAACATATTGAAACGTTTGTTAAACAAATATTTAAACAGTATCACAAATATTTTGTAAAAGGAACACATCTAATTTTTACAGGTGGAGAACCATTATTACAACAAGACGAGATAACAGAATTCTTAACTGTTTATTATAACAAATATGAGTACTTGCCTTTTATAGAAATAGAAACAAACGGAACAAAAATATTAAAAGACGAGTTGTTAAAAGAAGTTGATTTAATTAACTGCTCACCAAAAACTTCAAACAGTGGTATGAAACAAGACCGTACAATTAATTCAGATGTATTAAAACAAATTAATAAAATGCACGGTTCTATTTTTAAATTTGTAATAAGTGAGGCAGAGGATTTAATAGAAATACAAGGGTTGATAGATTTGTTAAGTTTAGATGAAAGCAAAATTGTATTAATGTCGGCAGGGGATTGCAGAGAACAATTATATTCCACAGCACCAATGGTGGCAGAAATATGTAAAGAGAATAATTATTTTTATGGCAGTAGATTACAGGTTGAAATTTGGAATAAAACAGTTGGCGTATGATAGAGGACAATGTAAAAAAAATAATACAAGCATTAGATGACAACCCTGATAGAGAGGGTTTAAAAGAAACCCCGAAACGTTATGCTAAGTTTCTTAAAGAATTTTTAAACCCACCTAATTGGAATTGTACTACATTTGACAGTGAGGGATATGATGAAATGATAGTACAAAGCAACATTTCTTTTTATAGTTTATGTGAACACCACTTAGCACCATTTTTTGGAAAAGGGTTTATTGCATACATACCAGATAAAAAAATAGTTGGATTGAGTAAGTTAGCACGTACATTAGAAACGTTTTCAAGGCGGTTACAAAACCAAGAAAGAATAACACAACAAGTAGCAGAATTTTTAGAAAAAGAGTTACAACCGTTGGGAGTAGCAGTAGTACTAAAAGCAAAACATTTATGTATGGAAATGAGGGGTGTTAAAAAACACAACACATTTACAACAACTTCTAAAATGACAGGTGTTTTTAAAACAGACTTAAACGCAAGACAAGAATTTTTAAATTTAATCAAATGAAAATAAAATTAAAAGAAAGAAAAATTAGTGATTTAATTGGCAGTGAGTACAACCCAAGAGTGATAACACAACAAGAGTTAACAGAACTACAATACAGCATTAAACGTTTTGGACTTGTAGAGCCAATATTAGTTAATATAAACAACAAACGGAAAGATATAATCATAAGTGGACACCAAAGAATTAAAGCGTGTTTAATGTTAGATATGACAGTTGTGCCTTGTATAGAATTAAACCTAACGTTAAACAAAGAAAAAGAACTTAACGTACGAATGAATAAAAACGGTGGGCGGTTTGATGTTAAAATGTTGACTGAACACTTTGAAAAAGATGTGTTAATAGATATTGGTTTCCAAGAACACGAATTTACAAACACTGACGTAAGTATAGACGGTTTATTTGAAGACGTGGAAGTATTTAAACCAACTGAACCAACAAACAAAATTGTATTAGAATACAATGACGAGGACTATAAAAAAGTAATTGATAAGTTAGCAGAATTAGACGGAACAAAAGAGGAAATAATTTATAAGTTATTAGGGTTGTGAAAATATACTTAGCAGGGAATGGTTGGGATAAGTTATGGATAAAAAAATTAGGGGGTGATAACTTTTATAACTTCAATAGGTTGGAAACGTTTTGGACAATAAGCAAACACGAAGCAAAAGTAATTCACAAGTATAAAAGTTTTATGTTAGATAGCGGTGCGTTTAGTTTCTTCGGAGGTGTTAAAACAGATTTGAATGAGTATGTAAATAGATACATTAAGTTCATAAATGATTATGATGTAAAACTGTTCTTTGAGTTAGACATTTATTCTTTGATAGGAAAAGAAGAAACAGATAAGATTAACAAAAGAATAGAAAAGGAAACAGGGAAGCAAACAATACCCGTGTTCCATTATTTTTTAGGTGTAAATTTCTACAAACAAATATGTGAAGAATATAATTACGTTGCGATTGGCGCAAGTGGTAGACACGACAGTAGATGGACAAGAGAAACACCGGAGAAGTTAAGAAAGTTAATTGATTATGCACACTCTAAAAAAGTAAAGGTTCATGGTCTTGGATATACAAGTTTGAAAATGCTATTAGGAAAGAAAATGCCTTTCGATAGTGTTGACAGCACGAGTTGGATGAGTGGGCATAGATTTGGAAAAGCACAGGAATGGAACGGAACAAGTTTTACAGGCACAAAAGCACCGAAAGGACAAAGAGCAAACACACACAAAGTAGCAAGACATAATTTTTACGAGTGGGTAAAATTTAATAACTATGCAGAAAGAAATTTATGAATATAGTTAGTCACATAGCAATCGGAATTATCGGAACAGTAATTACAAACGAACCGTTATTTTTGATTGGAAGTGTATTACCTGACATTGCTTTACTTCCAAACGAAATAACAAATGGTGTTAGATATAAGAAATTTAATAAATGGAATGTTCGGTGGAAATTTTTATACGACATATCACACTCCTTGTTCTTTGTAGTGTGTTTGTATTGGGTTAACCCTTTGCTTTGTCTAGGAGCGTTTATACACGTGTTAATAGACGTTCCTTTCCATAGCAGCACGTTTAGATGGAAACCGTTTTTAATAAACAGATATAAAACAAAAAAGAAAGCATTATTGTTAAGTGGAGGAATGGACAGCGTAGCGTGTGCTTATATGGAAAAAGACTTTGATTGTGTTTATGTAAATTACAAACAGAGTTACCACCACAAAGAGTTTCCGTGCGCAATAGAAGTAGCAGCTAAATTAGGAAAGGAGTTAATTGTAATAAAGAGAGAATGGAAAACAGATATACAGAATAGAAATTACTATTTGATTTCGGAAATAAAAAGATTAGGATATGATGAGGTAATAATAGGCAGTAGAAATCTAATTCCAATGTTTGATAACTATAAAGATAGCAATTGGTTTAATCTAAAAGTGTTGCAGTACTTATTAAAGATTTATGTTAATATGCCAATCGTAGGAATGTTCAAGTGGCAAGTAAAAAACAAAATACCAAACGGAGTAAGATATTACTCAACAGAACTAAGCAAATGACAGACAACGATTACAGTTACGAAATAAAAGTTAAGGTAACAAAAGAAACATACAGACGTTGGAAAGAACTAAGAACCAAGATACATAAATTAACAGGGTTTAACAACCCAAGCAAAACAATAGAGTTTGCAATAATAGAAGCGTTGAACATACCTGACGAATGTTTAAAATAAAAATAGGCAAAGGAGTTTTAACAATAACGTTTAAACCAAGTTGGAAGTTAAAGAATTTCAAAATAGGATTAACATATAAATTTTAAAAAAATGACACTAAATCTAATATCGTTTGTTTGTTGTATAACAGCAGGAGTAGCAATAGGAATGTATATTTCAACTCAAATTAAAAAACACGTTTTCAAACAAGTAAACCCCAAAATGAAAATGTCAAAAAAAGAACTAGGAATAAAAGAAACGTATCCTGAGTTTGTAAAAAAACATTATACATTAGATAAAGAAACAATAGAAAAACACATAAAAGGAAATGGGAATATTTCACATTATTATACATATATAAAAAAGAAAGGTAATGATAACTAATTTTTTTCTGTTCCTTATAACATATTACTTATATCAAATAATGAAAGATGGCAAACAAAAATAAATACACAATAGAACAAGTCAAACAGGCATTAGAGAGTGCAGGTGGGTTTCTTTCTATTGCAGCAGAAACGTTAGGTTGTACACGTAAGACTATTTACAATTACTTAGACCGTTACAGCGAGTTAAAAGAAGTGTGTGAGGACATACGTGAGAAGTATTTAGACTTAGGGGAAAACGAATTGATAAAGAAAATTAAAAAGGGTTCAACACCGGAGTTAATATTCTTTTTAAAGACACGTGGTAAGCACAGAGGGTACGTTGAAAAACAAGAGTTAGACATTAGTAGTGGTAACGAGCCAATAAAAATTAACATAAATTTAGACGGTGGAGATAACACCTAAGTTTACGGACACACAAAAAAAAGCATTAACATATTTAACCGACAACACAACTAACGAATTATTGTTTGGTGGTGGAGCAGGTGGGGGTAAAAGTTTTTGTGGTTGTGCGTGGTTGATTATCAGTTGTTTACAGTACCCAACCACACGTTATCTTTTAGGAAGAAGCAGATTAGACGCTTTAAAAAAAACAACATTAAATACATTCTTTGAAGTGTGTGTTAATTGGGAAATAAAAAGTGGACAACACTATACGTTTAACGCACAGAGTAATATAATTAAATTTTATAACGGAAGTGAAATACTGCTTAAAGATATGTTTCTTTATCCTAGCGACCCAAACTTTGACAGTTTAGGAAGTTTAGAATTAACAGGTGCGTTTATAGATGAAGCAAACCAAATAACACAGAAAGCAAAAAACATTGTTTTAAGTAGAATAAGATTTAGGTTAGATGAAAATAACCTTATTCCAAAACTGTTATTGACCTGTAATCCTGCAAAGAATTGGTTGTACAGCGAGTGGTATATTCCAAACAAACAAAACATATTAGGCAAAGATAAACGGTTCTTACAATCGTTGGTTACAGACAACCCAAATATTTCTAAACACTACATTGAAACGTTGAGTAAGATGGACACAATAACAAAGGAAAGATTGTTGTATGGAAATTGGGAGTATGATGACACAGAGGGCAGGTTGTTTAAATATGATAATATTATTAATCTTTTCACCAACACTTATATTAACGAGGGTGAAAAATATATAAGCGTTGATGTGGCACGTTTTGGAAAAGACAGTTCTGTTATTTGTGTGTGGAGTGGTTGGGTTGTGGTTAAGATAATTAAGTACAATAAGATTGGAATTGACAAACTACAAACACACGTATTAGACACAGCACAAAAACACAAAGTACAAAGAAGTAATATTGTGTTAGACGAAGACGGTGTGGGTGGTGGTTTAAAAGACATTTTAAGAGGTTCTAAGGGCTTTATTAATAATTCTAAAGCATTGGGTAAGGAGAACTATCAAAACCTTAAAACGCAATGTTATTATAAATTCGCTGATAAGGTAAACAAAGGAGAAATTTTTATTAAAGAAACACAGTATAAGCAAGACATTATACAAGAGTTGGAAATAATACAAATGAAAGACGTGGACAAAGACAATAAATTAAATATTGTTGGTAAAGATAAAATGAAAGAACATTTAGGTCGTTCACCTGATATTGCTGACGCTTTAATGATGAGGTGTTATTTTGAATTAAATAAAACCAAGATAACATATTTTGGTTAGCAGTAAAAAGTGCGTGAATAAAACAAACTAATAAATTAAATTTGCAAAATTATGATAGTTATAGAAGTAGATAAAAAACAAGTTAAAATTCCACAATCATATAGCGAGTTAACGTTAAATGAGTTTTGTGCAATATGGAAAATTTTATGTAAATATAATTTAGACAAACCACCAACAGAAGACGAGGAAATTGATGCGTATGTAAATGACGAAATAAACTTAACAAAAGAGTTAGTTGCAAAACTGTTAGGGTTAAGCCCTAAGGATGTTGATAGAATTGAATACACACAAGCACAAGAAATAATTAATATCTTTAATAATATGTTAGACCAAAATGATTTTGATGGTGATTGGAGTGAACATAACTTTAAACATAAAGGAGAAACATATTACTTTCCAAAATATAACTTTGAGGGAATGTCGTTTGGGGAATACGCTTCACTAAAACAATATGAACAAGTGTTAATAAACGATAACGATAAACGGTTTGATATTTTAGCAAATCAAATTGCTTATTGTTGTAGAAAGAAAAACGAGAAAAAAGAAAGTTACAATATAGAAGAAAGGGCAGAACTGTTTAAAGACATTACAATGGACACAGCTATGAGATTGACTTTTTTTTTGCAGAAACGGATAAGTTCCTTACAGAAACTTACCCAAATATATTCGGACAAACAGAAAAAGATAGAACAGCAGCAAAAGTCAGACACATTATCACAGGATTTGGATGGCTTAATTCAATCTATCGAGTAGCAGAAAAAGGGGTGTTTAATAAGTCCAACGGACTTAATAGTATTGAGAACGTAGAGGAAACAGGATTAAGAGAAGTATTAACATATATGAGTTGGGAAGCAGCAACAACTGAATATGAAGTACAGTATCAAAAAGTAGCAGAAAGAGCAGCAAAAAACAAAGGTGGTGGAATGAATTATTAAAAATAAAAACAAATGGCTTTACTAAGAGATTTAAGAAATTTAAGTGCAGATGTTGACACAGCGAGAGTTGGTTGGTT